GGTTTAAAGGGCTGTATTTAGCCATAATGCTTGCGCCCCATCATCCGGTAGGGCTTCATCGTCAAAGGCCGTAACGCCGCGCCTTTTGCCTTGAGTCTGTCTCTGTAAACGCCCACCTGTTCCATCGTCACGCCTGCATTGCCAAATCCCTTCCCGGCTTCGTATAAAAACTGGGCGTATTTTTCAACAAACAACCGCTCTGTGGTGTTGTCCAGAAAGGGCATGGCATCGGTCAGGGCGGTTAGGCGCGTCGCTTGCCCCTTATAGACAAACTGCAACGTCAACGGCGATGACCCTGCTTTCAGCAAGGGATAAACGCCAAGGCCAGACCCATCTAGGTAAACGTACGTCGGCTCGTCTTCTTCTGCTGTCTCAAAGTCCGAGAAGCTGCTGACGATAAACTTGGAGTCAACTCGCAGCACCGAATGATCGCCGTCGCTGTCGTTAAATCGCCATGACCAGTCATAAATGCTGTTCCTGTCAACACCGCTGGGCAAGGCGGTAATCCGGGTGGATGCAACAATGCTCACTGAACTGTGAACGTCATAATCCACCCGGATCATGCTGCTCACTTCCTGAATGGCCTCGTTCACAAAGTCCAAAAGCAACTTTGTGTCGTCAAAGTCGCTGAGAGCCGTGACCTCTGGGTTCTGGTGCGTCGCACGGCTTATCCGCTTTAAGGCATCTTGAAGCGTTTCCGCCATGCGAAGCTCCTTTTAATAACATCAAATTCTAGGCACGTTGGGCGAAAAGTGAAATGATTCCTGTCCAGCCAGGGGTGGAGGTTCCGCCAACGGTACAGGTCAGGCGCAAAAAGCGGAAAGGAATCATGCTTATCCCTTCTGCGGTTGTGTTTTCCGCTTCCGAAACAATCGTTCCACTACCCGAGCCGCTAATCGCCAAAGCCGTCGTGGTAATGGCGTTACCACCACTGTCAACGACAGGCACGTAGGTTGTTCCGTCGTTACTGCCCATCAAGGCAACCGTCAACGTCGGGTTTGTTCCTGTCTTGTCCGAGGCCGCCACGACATACGCCAAAGCTGTAATATCGCCGTCATTAGTAAATGGCAACCCGTGTACCGTGGCCGTGGTATCGTTGGCCGTCGCGACAATGTAATTTGCCGCGTGAAACGATTTGCCTATTTGTAGGGGGGCGTTATAGGCTAAAGTCACTGGTGAACCTCCTCGGGCTGCACGACAGGCTCGGCCTGCGGCGGGTCAATCACAGGAATAACATCTTGGGGGACTTCTTTTGTTTTTCCTTTTTTGGCAACCAGCGCGGTCACCTGCTCAAGGAGCGCGGCAATTTGCTCTTGCTGCTTGTCCACTGTTTCCAGAAGCTTTTGCTCCGTGGTGAGTTCTTCGGGCTTAATCAGGTGCTCGTATTTAGGGTTAATGCCTAAATAACGAACGCTGTAACTCGTGTCCGTGATGCAGCGAGCGACAAACTCACCCGTCATCACGCCGACGACAGGCTCCTCCTGCTTTGGAATGTAGCGTGTGGTTTCAAACAAATGTGACTTTGTCAGAAGCCCGCGCTTCTCAAAGCTGGCAAGCTGATGGTTTTTGGTGACTGTTTCTGGATTCGAAAACATTACTTACCCAATCTGGTGATAAAGCACCGACCCCATAAATGCGTGGTTTGGAAGGACTTTGCCGCCATACAGGTAAAGCCCCTTGAGACCTTTTGCAAAAAAGTCATAAGGATCTACCGAATCAAGCTCGGTCATTTGCATCGCGAAGTTAATGAACGGTTTGACAAAGCCCAGCATAAAGTTTGCGCTGCCTGCTGCCGTCTGATTTGTCGTGCAATGCACATCAAACCCGGCAATCTCGCCGATATACCCCTTGGTGACGACTTTATCACCCATAGGCGTGTCGCGATCCAGCTTGGGGTTGTTAATCAGAAGTTGCTTGATGAGCGGCACGACCACCAGCTTGCGCCCGTCCGAAGGAACGTGGGCATCATCCATGCGCTTACCCATCTCGGTAATACGCTGATAGATGTTGTCCTCAGTCACCATCTCGGGGGCAGAGGTTGTTCCAATCTTGTTCGCAGTCGCAACGTCGGCGTGGAAGGAGAGCAAGAACGAATCCACAAGCTCTTTCGCGGCCACTGCAGCACGATCAGTATATTTTTCATAAAATTCAATGTGCGACTGTTTCAAATCTGCCTTATCCAACATGAAGGCAAAGTATTTTTCCTGATTGATCAGGATTGAGGTGTCCGTGTTCGTAATCGCCTGAAAGCTGATTGCGGTGTCACGGGTATAGTTGCTCAGTGTGATATCGCTCACATCCTGAACGTGAATCGTATCCCCAGACTTCTTAATCTCGCCCTCATAGTCGGTAGAAACCAACGGGCGCATGACAGTAATATTGTCTAAAATAATTTCGGTCTTCTTTGACCAAACCTCGGGATGAACAAACGTCGACACGGCAAAACCCTCTAAAAAATCGAAAGCATTTCTAGTAAAGAAACGCCACTCGGTTTTTAGAGGGCAGTTACTGCAAAAGGTACTATCCGTTTTGCATTGCCACTCATCCCAGGGCTGTCAGAAGGGCAGACGCTCATTTCTGATATCACCATAGTAGCAAATTTTTTTTTCTTTGCAAGAGTCTATCGGCTGAGGCTCTTCAGAATAGCTTTTTCGTTTTTCAGGAACTCGGCGTTGCTCATTTTTTTGACGCTTTCGGGTGTATACCGTTTCGGGCCAGCCTGCTTTACGCCACTGCCAATCCGGCCAACGCCCGTTGGCACTTTTTCCTGCGGCTCTTTGCTTGTCGGGTCTTTCACCTGCGCCGCCTTTTTGGCAATACCGCTGCTCAGAAAGGTATTAAACGCAAATTTCAGCATTTTGGTTCGTCCTCCGGCGTAAAGTGATGCCTGTAAATCCAAATCATCCTCAAGTTCTTTCTGTATTGCGTCTGCAAGTTCCGTTTCATACTTGCGGTAGGCACTATCGCCCATCGCTTCTTTCATGGCTTTACTCACAGCCTTCCAGTCATCATCCCATGCTTTCGCTTGCAAGCTCGTGGCCTTTTCAAGGGTTGCGGCAAACGAGGCTTTTTTCTCAAGGTAGACTTCTCTGTCGGCATAAATCTCCTCAAGTTTCTCGGCCAGTTCGACGCCCTCATATCTTGTTTTCAGGCTCGCAATCGCTTTCTTGAACTCGGCGGGTTCTGCCATAAAGGCGGGCTGTCCGCCCCATGTCAAATCGCTCGTGGCAGATTTTTTCTCAATCTGTGCAATCTCTTTTTCCATCTTGCCATGCAGACGGGCCGCCTCTTCTTTCCAGTCGTCCACGTCTTCATGCCCGTATTGCCCCACCTTGGCAAGGCTTTCTTTTTTAACCGCCGCAAAGTCAACGCTGCTATTACTTTCCTCGGCCTCGGTTTCATCTTCTTCCGTTTCGGCTTCAGGCGTTTCCTCTTGAGCCTCTTCTTCTATGTCTTCCTGCTCGGTTTCTTCTGTGTCTACGTCAAGGTCTAGCTTCTTATCATCCAGCATATCAATCTCCTATAATCGCTTTTTTGCGACGAACAAACCCTATAACATCATGTTTTCCCATCATTTTTGCCGCTTGAAACACAAACGCCTCTTTGGTGTCCAGCGTTTTGACTTCAGGCAAATTGCTCACATCTTGTGCAAACTCTTCTGAATAGTGCTCGACCAGCATTTGCCAGCCGGGCGTTTCTTCTAGCTGTTCCCAAACTTTACGCTGCTGCGCTTTGTTGAGCGAGTTGTAATAACTGAGCTTGCTCATTATTCACGTCCTCTTGGGGGTTCGCCATGTCTGGGTTTTGCGCGGCCTCTAGCTGAGCGGGATTCTCGACAATTTTGAGCCGTTCTTGCGCCGCATCAAATCCTGACAGGGTTAATAAATCCAATAAAAGATTGCTGGTATCCGCTTCCAGCTTGTCACCTTTTGGCACGACAAAGCCCATTTGAATCGCGGCGGGGAGCATGTCCATTACCACCGTTCGCATGTCCTGAAGCTTGTTGTTTTTCTCAATCGCACTTTGAGATCCACTAATTTTAAAGTTGTACTCCAGCTTCCTCAAAAGGTCTTGGTTTATTGTTTTGGCGGCATACTGCTCAGGAAAGACATCCCGCTCCATATATTGCCGTAAATTATCATACACTATCTCCATGTAGGGCTGAAGCTTTTGCTTTTCGTACAGGTTCACAATGTTTTGGAACCGTGTTGAGGTTCCTTGTGACAAAATTTGCACTTCGCCCAGTGTTCTTTCTGTGTCCTGCTCGCTCATCCCGCCACTGGCATACGGGACGCCGCCCGTCGATTCTCGAATCTTTTCGCTCAAAAATTGCATCACGTTAATCAACTGCTCGACGTTTGGCAGCGGGGTTTGCCGCACCATAATCGAGTCATGCGATTTGACAGGGTAAAAAATGCCGGGTGAAATCTGAGCGTCTTTTCCGGAGAAGTATTGGCTCACCACGTCGTCGTTGAGTAAATACGTCCCAATCGGCACGCTGTGAAAGCGCAAGATGTCCGCCAATGCGTTTGCAAGCATATCCTGCAAATGCGTCATCGGGATTGAGCTTTTAAGCGCAGGCCGTCCGTAAATTGTGCCTGGCATCGGGATATATTGGCTGACTAAAAACGGCTTGCGTCCATGCGAGTAAGGGTTTTCACCGAAATACAAGAACGTGGCGTCGTTTGCCAAAATAAGCACATGGTTTTCATAAAACTTGTCTTCAATGTAAAAATCGCCCCATTTTTCCATAATCACGCAGAAGTCATGCGACGGACTCTCTGTATCCACCCGCATTTCATCCAGATCAATCCCCATGGCCTTATATTTGGCCTGTCTGATTGTATAGGACTCGGCATCTGGCCCTTTGACTTGCCAAGCATTTTTATACGCGGCGATCTCGTCTTTGTTGATAAACCGTGGCTCTTCTTTGACAGCATTCACCACGGCATTGCGCCGCCATAAAAAAGGCGTCTGTTGCATCGTTTCGGCGAAGGGATCAACCCGCCAGTTTTCTAAAGAAATTGGGATAAATTCTGTTTCTTCGGAGTCAATGACCTCTTTTTTGTTTGCAACAATCTGAAACGGAAGTTCAATATCCATGCCAAGAAGGCTGACATTTTTTGGCCCGTACACCGTTGCCTTGCGTTTCTTGCTTGTCCATGGCGTGTAAACGGCAGAGGTTCCATCCAGAATCAGGTTTGTTAAGTCTTTGAAGGTGTTGACAAAAAAGGCGTTCGTTCGCAACTCGTCTTCCAGAAATTGTTCAATCATGTTTTTTTCAAGCTTGCTTTCTTGATTGAGCGGCAAGGCACTAAAAAACCGCTCTTTATTTGGCAAAATTGTTTGATGAATCTGGGCGTGAATCGCATCAACCGCCCGGCTCGCTTCCCCCGCGCATAAATTGGGGCGTGTAAACGCCGCCGCCGCGCTGTCTGTGGTGGTTGAGACGCCTTCTTCTCTGTAATGCTTGTGGTATAGCTCTTGGCACTCTTGGCTGTCTGCAAAAATGTCTTTCGCCTGATCCGACCACGTTCTCCACTCGGCGCACGCATCGCGCACAAGCTCGGCCTGTTGGGCCTCGGTTAATTCAATTTGTTTGCCGAGTTCGTAATCGTAGTCCATAGAGCCGCACAAAACTATCCAGTGTATTTGTTTCGCCGCAATAACGCTGGGTTATGGCGGGGAACAGTAACCGTTTGTTTTGGTGAGAGCGTCTCTAGGACAGTTCCGCACAAGCAATCCATCACATCTTCAAATGGATGCTCTTCTTCTAAATTATCTTGAATCTTATCATTTTTTGGGTTTGTTTTATACCTGTATCCTACCTGAAATGCTAAAATTGTGGTAGCGCACCCTTGCGTTACGCTAATAATGGGCTGTCCGTCTATAAATTCTGATAGCTTCATTTTGGTCAATTCAATCCGATTGATTCGACGTTGCCCGTCTTGCCCGCTCACAAAGTGAGACGGAAAGATACCAAACCTTTCCAGAATCTCGACATCGGTTGTCCCGCTTCGATGGTCTTTGTAAGACCCAGCAGGGTCGTCATAGTCTTTGAATCCAGCACATTTCAGGGTGTTACTGTAAGCGACACAAGCTTGCGCCTGTTCATAGGTTCCTGATTTTTCCAGAACAATTTCATGGAAAAACACCAGCCGCCCGTATTTGTCCATCTGGCTGAATAGTGTTGCATTCACCCGGCCATAGTCAAAATAACGAATGACTGGCAAATGAGGGTTTGGTGTGAAAGCCTCAATGACGTGAAGGTCTTCTCGAAACTCTTTAAACACGATACCCTCCATGGAAAGGTTGTAGCTGATGAGAATTTCCCGAGCAAATGCGCTGAACGTGCGTAGCCGCTTTCGTTCTTTTTTGAGCCAGTCAACATCTTTATTGGGATGAAGATACCAAGGCAATCGAAATTTCTTCATGCGGCTTTCTGCAATTTCTGCTCTGCCAGCACGGCACGCTTGAGCTTTTCGTGATCTTCAAACGGGTATGCAATTAGTTGATTTTCCGGGTCATTGGCGAGCAAAGCAAACGTGTTGTGTGCGCCAAATGGCGTTGAGTTGACTATCCGACACCCCGTTGTTTGACTGGTGGATGTCCATGCAAGTTCGGGGAAGGGCCAAAAAGCGAGTTCGTCCAGAAAGATTGCTGTCACCCGCCCCCCCCGGCCAAAGTTTTGCGTTGGGGCTTCCCCTGTAATTTTGTTTTTGTTTGCCGGATTACTGATACTCATAAAAGGGGCATGTTTCCCCTCTTTGTATCCAGCAGGAACCATCCACCACGGCAGTTTCCGAATCATAAAGCGCAGCTTGCCGAACAGGCTATTCATGGAGTCCTTGGCATCCACATAATCTTCTGAGCGGCTTCCAAGCAAAAACGTAACGCCGGGGACAAATAGCCACATGTGAAGAAAAATCATGCACACCAAGAACGAAACGCCCTGGTCGCGTGACTTCTCAATGACAAAATCCTCTTGCTCTAAAATGCAGTCATACCATTGACGCACGGCCCACTCTTGAAAGGGATACAGGCAAAACGGCTCTTCAACAAAACTCGCTTCTTCAATCTGCTCAGACTTTTTTTTCCCAGCCCGCCGAGGGTCAAAGCCAAAGCAAAAATGATTGATCCAGAAAACAACATCACGCGAGCACATTTCCATAATCGCGGCGCGAATGCGTTCATCTTTTTCTGCCTTGACGATTAACTCGGCGCGTTCAAGGTAATTCAACATAAATCTATGCGCACTCTCAGGGTTGCCATACGTGTATGTTATCAGACGTTGCAGATAGGCAGTTAGAGCCTCTCTAAAGAATACTTTTTTTAATCGAACGGAATCTTTACGCCAAATCTAATAACTGTCTTTTCGTTCGGCATCAGCAGTTCAATTTGAGCCAAATCGTTAAAGCTGGCCTCGCAGGACGCAACAGTGACCGAAGTCACATGAAGGCCCGCCTCAAGAAGGCCGCTGGTTATTTGCTCCGCTGTTTTCATCGCTCTGCGATACTCCGGTGGGTTAATGCCATACGTCTTGTCTTGCGGAGGTGTTGCGACTAGCTTAACGCTTACCATCTTATCTTCTGTTGTCAGTTCGTTCATTCCGTTATGCCCTCCAACGATTAAATTTCATGGCGTGTTTCTGGTCTTCCTTGCCTTTGCTTGTGACAGGTTTTATCACGCGCAACCGCTCCAGATAGCGGACAGGCACATCTTCCCAGTTAATATCTTGCTCAATCAATTCCTGAGCCACGTCAAACGCTTTTTGTCCCAAAATATGCCCAAGCCAGCGTTCGTTTCTCATGGCCGACAAGGAATAAAGCCCTTTTGCCATATCCATAATGGCCGTCGCATCGCCTTTATTGGCCTTCGCTTGCGCCTTGAGCAGGTGCTTGTTAAATGTCTCTATCCGCTGGTTTACCATCTCACTCCCCACGCCCAGCACAATAGACCCCGGCTGCATGTATCGCGAAACGTCCAGCGGGGTTCTACCCAGCAGGTTTAGTGGCCCCTTTTTATCCAGTTCCTCTAGCTGCTTCACCAGTTCTGGTGCTTGCCCGTTTAAAATAGGCCATAGAAACTCTGGCAAAAGCGTCTTGGTTCCGCCAAGCGTTGCATTCAAGGCCATATAAGCAACGATCGTACTGCCTGCATTCACGGCGGGCTTGCCGCCTTTGAGCAAATCGGCCCCTAATGATCCAGCCCATTTGTACCATTCTATTCCGTATCGCATGGCAGCCAGTAAGGTTTTACTCTCGACATCGTGCGAGTAGACGGGCATGTCTGTCAGGTGGTAGGCAAAAGCCCCGCGCCTAACCATCCGCATCCCTTCTGCATGGCCGCCTTTGGCCTCTCCCGCGTAATAACTGGCCGCTCTCAACCAGTTGTCGGTAAGCTGCACAAAGCCCGTCAGTTGATTATGCCCTTGCCCGTAAACGCCTTTGGCTCTCAGTTCAGGGATTTGCTTCCAGAATTGGCCGCCTGTCTTTTCAACCGCCTTGATAGCCCCAATGGCCGCATGATGTCCCGTCTCTGCAATCGTGCGGTTATATTCCAAAATGTTCGCCAACATGATGCCCGGATTGTCGGCAAAGACCTTGGACGTGACATTATCCGCAATAGCACCGAGTGATCCCTGATCGCGGCGTAATCCCACCAGAGGGGTCATGCGTTCAATATCTGTCAGATACTTTTTGGTGTTAATCGTGAGGGGGGTCAGGTCGCTTTCATCCAGCATAAGCCGTTGGGACTTGGCGAGAGGTGAAATATAAAGCTTCCAGTATTCTTCCTTTTTAGCCATATCGTCCCACGCTTTGGTTCTTTCAACGGCAGCGTGCCACCGCTCTTCACCCTTGAGCATTTGATCCGTGATACGGCTATCAATGACCGAACTCCAATTTTGAATATCTCTTTTGAAAAAGTTGGCAACCGGGTCTGTTATTTTCCCTTTTCGGTTGTAAACCCGCCCTTCTGCCATCAAAACCCCTTTAAAGTAGTTTTTCTGGAAAGTGGCATCGTGGTTTTTGAATAAGTCTGATTGATCCCGTGCGTGCTCCGCATCGGCCATGCCCATCATCCGGGCGGCCACTTCGGCCATTGAACAGGCGTCCGATTTGCTCATGGAAGACATCCTATCGCTTTTCGAAGCAGTATCTGAACCTTTTGAGGCAGCTTTTCCAGATAAACCGTTGCCTTTGCGTGTGCGCTTTGCGCCCAGTCGCCTTCATCTAGCAGCTTTTTAAAGCCACCTTTCACTATTTTAGCACGTTTCAGGTAGTCCACCATCTGAACAGGGTCAGACAAGACCTCTCTGACATAATTCCTTACCTCCGGGTAATTGCCCGAATCAATGCCCTTGTCTGCCAAAAGCTTGCTGAGGCCATATTTAAAGCCCGTGTCTTGCCCAGCAGTGTCTAACGCCCGTGTTAAGTCACTAATATCAAGTGCCTCGATAAAATCATCCACCAGCGCATCCAAATCAGGCGCATTGCCCTTGCTCGCGTAGACACTGGCCTCCTCACCCACCAGCGACGGCTTTTCTGTTCTGACCAAGAACTTTGAGCCGATATCCTCCCCTTTCTTGGGGATGAGATACCGCCGCTTCTGATAATTGTTGTTGTACCCTTCAACGTAAAACCGTTTGCTGCGCGGATTGTAGCCAACGCCCGTCACGCTCACCAGCTTGTCCGCATCTCCCGAGTCAAACCCCGCACTTGACCCGGCTTTTTTGGTCTTGATGCCTTCTTGTGTTGATGACAATAAGCCTGTTTTGGGGTTGTAATTCACGTTTTCAATGCGCGTCCCGGCGCGTGCGCCCTCGTCGGCTGTTCGCAGGGCAAGACGGCCCGCGTCGTCTAGGGCGAGGTTGTAAGCGTCTAGAATGTCGTTGTCTTGTAAGAGGTCTTCAAGGGTTTTGGATGTCGCGTCAATCTGAGGCTTGCTTTTTACCTTGCCAGAGTCCAGCAGGTCATTTTGTTGTTTTGGCTTTGCAGGTGGTTCCGTTTTGGAACTTACTGGCTCAGTTTTTGCAGGCTCCGCTTTCTTGACAGGTTCAGGCGTTGGTGAAAGCTCCCCCGCGTTTTTCGCGACAGGAGCAGCATTTAATTCTTTTCTAAGTGATTCAAAGAAAGGGTTTTCGGCTGTCACACCGTTTACCCGTGCAGAAAGATAGGCATCTACAATTTCTTTGGCGAGTTCTGGATTATTTTTCACTTCTTCTTTGGCAATTTCCCGCGAAAGGGAGTCGGCTTTTGTTTTTCTTTCATATTGTCGTTTCAGTATTTTCTTGTAAGTTTCCTGAGAAGTCATTTTTTTGGGAGGCTCTATCCATGGCAGCCCCGCTTCGTTTAAACCAGTATCAATTTTTTGGTTTACTCTTTCCAACATTTCAGAGGATAAATCATTCAGTTTCGATCTGGAGTCATTTGCAATTTTATTTGTTCGCGCTTCGGTTCTTTCTCCTGCTAGCTCTTTTTGAATGTTGCCTAGATACTCCTCAATTTTAGAATACGGCTTGTTGACGCTTCGCTCATAATCAGAAGATCCGAATGTCTCTTTCCCCCCGGCGGGTGTTTCTGCATCGAGGTTCCTTTGCCCTCGTGCTAAGTAGCTTTTAAGTGTTTCTCCTTTTCGCGGGTATCCAGCCCAATACCCAATTTCCCCCCGTGCGGCTTCGCTGGTCTCATGGGGATATTGGTTGAAAAAGTCTCGTGCCGTTTGCTTTTCTGCAATAGCATTTTCTATGACAGATTCTGCTTTTTCGTTTCTGAGCAAGTCCTTCATTGCCAGCTTCTGTTTTTGCCACGGTCTTTAACTCGTTGGCCTCTAATGCCTGCTGCAACTCAACCCGGTTTTTTTGGCTTTCGCGCGGTTTATCCAGTGCAATCTTAGGGGGTTTGGCGTCTTGAATAGCGGCATTGATGATCCGCCGATCTTCTGGCGAGTATTCTTTTAATGTTTTCTGCCATTCTGCAAAAGCTCGCCTGCTTTCGCCGCGTGCGTCCATGCCTTTGGCAATTTCAGCGTCTATATTAATATCGTCGCTTGCCCCATCTACAGGCCGCGCCAATCCCGCCTCGTCTAGCTTGATTTCTCGCTTTTCTTTCGGGGTCAACGCATCGTAGAGCTTGCTATACTCATCCGGCACAGACTTTGTTTCGCGCACGGTATACTTTTCAGGCTTCTCCGGCTGCATTAAATCAAGCAACTGGTTGGCCTGTCTCTGATTCCTGAGATTCTCAGTGATTGCCGCCCGTCTATCCAGCGCAACCCGCTTTTGATTCCGTTCCTCAATCTTGATCGGCTTTTGGTCATCCAGCACATTGCGCCCAAGGGCGGTATACTCGTCCACCACCTTCGGCACGCGCCCGATAAGCTCCTGTTTCTTGCCCTCTTTCGGCTGGATCTCCGCCGCTGTTTTATCCAGCGCAATCGCCACCTTTTCGCCCGCCTTGGCTTGGCCGACGGCTTCTTTCTGTTTCTTTAACAAATCGAGCGCGTAATATGCCGCCTCGGCCTCTTTGGCCTGTGGCGTTTCAAACAAATCTGTCAACTGGCCGCCCGACTGCTCATTGACCTTGACCATCTTGGCGTATTCTTCTGACATTCTGTTTAATCGTGCTTTTTCGAGCTTGATATCCGTGTCGTGGCGCAAATACCCAAAACTATCGGCCATGCTCTTTGCCGCACTCAAGGTTTCAGGCGTTGGCACGCGAGCCGGCACGACCGCGACCTCATCCAATTCAGGTGTTATTTTCGGCCCATCCAGTGCCACACGCTGGTTACCATCCAGTGAAACCTTGCCCTGATTCAAACGCCCATCAATGGCGACCCCGGCAGCACCCATGCCCGCGCCTGCCAGTCCCACCGAGGCCGCCCGTTGCAAATCCACTTTGCCGCCTTCAGCAAGCTGAACCGCCGCATCCAATGCGCCTGACCCAACGCCTTGAACCGCCGCATTTTTCCCAAGCGTTTTCAGCAGACTCGCGCCTTTTAAAACCGGAATCGCCTGCAATGCGCCACTGCCTATCGCCTCTGTCGCAATAGGTAATGCCCGTGTCTGTAAAATTTCCTGATTGCCTAACCCTTCATCTCGCGCTCGGTCATAGGCTTGCGCTCCACCTTGAACCGTTGCTGCCGCAATGCCCCCGGCCACCGTTCCAACTGGCCCAAACACGCTACCCAAGGCAGCACCGCCGACCACTGGCGCAAAGCCGCCCACGATGTCGCCCAGCGTTTGCCCGATGCCCGGCTTGACTGGCCTGTCGGTCACGTTCAAGCTCGCCTGATTCAAAACCGAATTGCCAAAACTGGAAAGCTCTGACTGATTCTGACTTTCTCGCGCAAGCCGTCGCTGCTTTTCATACTTTATTCGCTCTGCGATTGGCAATGAGCGGATATGAGCCTTTGACGCCTTGAGAATGCGATCAACATAATTGCGCGTTTCTTTATACGGCGGGATGCCGTTGTATTTAGCCACCGCGCCCGGCCCAGCATTATAGGCCGCCAACGCCTTGCTATAATCGCCTTTGTAGGTTTTGACATACCCCGCCATGTTTTTTGCCGCAACGAACAGAGCATCCCCCGGCTCGTCCGGGTTCACCTTCCAGCCCTTTGCTGTCGCTGGCATAATTTGTGCAATACCTCGCGCCCCGGCGGGTGACAGTGCCTTTGGATTGAACCCTGACTCCTGATTGATTTGCGCCTCAAACACATCGGGGTCAAGTCCATGAAACTCCGCCGCGTTCCTCGCCATCTTGGCATAAAACGCCCGGCCTCGTGGCGGTTCTGCCGATTGCTGCTTTACGGGAGGCGTTGCTTTCCGCAATCCTAACGCTTGGACTTCCGCCTCGTCTAAAACTTCGTAGGGCATAAACTATTCCCCATAAAGACCCATCGATGCGCGGGTAAGTTTTGGCACCGCCGCTTGAGGCTTCGGCGAGGGCTTTGCTTTTGGCTTGCCCGTCGGTTTGTGCCTGACATACGAGCCATCGGGCAAAATGTAAACCCCGCTCGACCCGCCAACGGCACGCGCACCCTTCGGCAAGGCGTCCAGTGTGCTTTGTCTTGGCGTTGCGCTCTCAGGTTGTGGATTCCTCCACACTTCGCCCGTTTCAGGCAGAACTACCCCGGCATCGCCTTTGCCATACAGATCGCCGTAAATCTCTATCAGGTTCGGTGCCGTGATGCCCGCCGTCTTGGCGGCAATGTCTAGCTGAGTTTGTGCGCTCAACAGGTATTTT